GAGTCATTTCCGCTGGATCCTGAATAGGTGGCTGTTCAGCTGTATCTGTTGCATCTAACTCAAGCTCATCAGCTTCAGTAAGACCGTACTTTTTAAATAGTTCTAATGTCTTATTCATTATTTTAATTCTCTAGCTATGTTATTAAGTTTCTTTGCCATTACTTGATAAAGTTTATTTTTAGCACTAGCAACCATCTTTGTACCATCCCTACTCAATGCACCAGCTTTAGCATCCACACCACCAGTTACTGCATCCGCAGCTGCAATATCCTGTTGAATTTGTTGAATATCCTCTTGATCCATCTCTCCATCCTCCGCGACACCCGTCATTTCCTCTTTAAACTCTTGAAAATTATCAAAGGCAAAATCACCACCGGTTATTGTAAACTGATTTACTACTTCACCTACTGGATCTGTTAAGGTAACAGTAAACTCATCTTGAGCTCCTGGTTGATTCTCTGCGATAAGCTTCAAAAACTTCTTCATACCATTATTTATGGTAAAAGAGAGAATTTAACCTTAGCATTTTCGGTAAATTCTCTTTCTACTTTAGTCAAGCCTGTATTTTTAAGAAACTTTTTGAACTTCTTGAAGCAAACTGCGCTAGAATCCTCTCTCTTAACTACTTTATACTTTAACTCTCTTAAAAACGCATCAAACGGTATTGTATCGTATACAATCGTTGTTGGTAATGCATTAAATATACGCTTAACAAGCATATTTTCTACAGGATACTTAGTATATTCACGATAATAAAAAATCTTTTTAGTATCTGACTCTTTACAGACGTTAATAATTTGATGTAACATACAATGAGTACCTATTCTATTTTTATCTCTTTTACTTATCTTACCTAACTCATTTTCCGCAATATAATAATTGTAATCTTTGCAAGACTGAACAAGAGCTGGTTCTAAATCTATATACTCAACATTTTGAACATCATCAAAGTAACTGGTTTTCGTATTAGTTAAAGAGGTAGTAGACATATCAAATATTTATACTATAGTTCCTTATAAATTAGGTATTGGTTGAGATAATTTAACTTTTCCTAGGCGAATGTTTATAATGCCATTGTAGTAGTCATCTCTAAGTAGTACCTCCTCTTTAAATTGTAGCAAGGTTTCTAAATATGCAAGCTCACTCTTGGATTCACACCAAAATAGTATTTCAAACTTAAAGCTGTTTTTTCCTAACTTTGAAATATCCTCGTTAAGTTCCTTAGATGAAGAGGTATAACTCTTCCAATCAGTTTCAACCTCTGATATACGTCGATTCTTCTTTCCCTTGAGCGGTGGTCTCTTCTTCAACGTAAGACATTGCTTTTTGCCAATATACTTTCTATTATTAATAAGGTTTGTTATTCTATAAACAAACCCATACGGCAGTGTTTCCTCTGTTAGAAGACCTTCCCAATGACCAAGATCAGCCATTATCCTTCACCTCAACCTCTTCTTCATTCTCCCCCTTTAAGAAAACACCATTAATACCCTTACTCTTATTTTTCTTTTTCTTAGATTTACCTTTCTTACCGACTACACCCTTTCTTGTATCGACTTTACCGAGCATTTTAGGTATACGTGTATCATTAGGAGCATAAAAGTCTCCCTGCTTAGGTTCACCGGTTACATTTGTAGCACCAACACCAGCATCAGCCGTCGTCATATCTTCAGCAATATAATCTTTAAAATGCTCGGCAAATGTTTTATCCATACTATTATTTATAGTTTAACTCTTCTTTTTAAAAATAAAACCCTCAACATAAACGTAATCCATTTCTGTATTATCTAATACGTATAATGCATCTTCGATAGTAGTTAGAATAGGAGCTCCTTTAATGTTAAAAGAGGTATTTAAAATAACAGGAATTTCATTTCGCTTTTTAAGTTCTTTTAATATATTATAAAAGAGTTTATGATCATCTTTTGATACAGTTTGTAATCTTGCAGTACCATCAATATGGGTAATAGAAGGTAATACATCTCTATACTCTTCCTTTACTTCTGGAGCGTAACTCATAAAGCTAGACTCAAAAACATCATCAAAATAAGTATCACTATCTTCAAGTCTACATACTGGTGCAAAAGGCCTATACCACTCTCTAAACTTTACTTTCGAATTAAGAATGTCCTTCATATCTTTAATTGAAGGATCACAAATTATACTTCTATTTCCTAATGCTCTTGGTCCTATTTCTGATTCACCCTGCAGTACACCAATAATCTTACCACCCTTAATATGATCTACTAGTTGACTTACACTACATTTTGTAGCCTTATATTCTTTCTTATAATCATCAAACTTATCTCTATCTAGAATATCAAATCCCATATATGGAGACAATTTCTTCTTTATTTTTGTATATAACAAAAATTGACCTAATGCAAGTCCACAATCATTTGGATATGGTGGTACAAATAGAGTACCACCAGCTTCCTTTAAAGTACGCGCCATTCTTTGATTAAACAACACATTTAACGCACAACCACCAACTAATATTACGTTAAGAGGTAAACCAGATTTTATTAAATCATTAATTATTACAAATGCTGATTGCTCGAAAACATGTTGTGAAGTAGCAGCTAAGTCATACGCATCTTGACCCTCTATAGAGTTTAATTCTAATGTTAAATTAATTTCTTTACCTAAGATACTTAAACAGTTACCTTGTGCCTGGCTATTTTCATAATAGTTAACCATAGGTTGGATCCATTCTTCACGTATATTACCATAACCACATAATCCCATAATTTTACCAGAGTAAACAAGAGAATGATTATCGCAATCCGGTCCAGCTTTGATTTCCTTTATACATTTTGCAAGATGACCGTAAGGTATACCTAAAGAATAACCATAGTCATTTAAACGCTGAATTTTATTATCTCTATATAAATATGTCCTAGTAAAGCAAACATTGCTCCCATCATCATACCCACCACCGTCAAATGATAATAGTGTTGCATCCTCCAAACCGGAAGTGTAAACGCCACTTGCAGCATGAGCATCATGATGACTTACACTTTTAAACTCTACATTAGGAAAATACTCTTTAATAAGTGGACCATCATGAAGATTGGTATCGTTTGTTAAAATAGTTTTAATATCACCCTTTACATTATCTTTAATATATTGTAAAAAATCTCTTCGTTGATCATCAGTTGTACCAAGACCCTCGCGATTGCTCATCGTATGAGTAAATGCACCATAACGCTGTTTAACAAAACGTTCATACTCTAAGACTTTAATTTTGTCGTTTTTGTCTATAAATGTGGCAGCTGCATCATGGCTTAAATATAAACTTAATATACTTGTAGGATCCACTTCCTGCTCTATTTTTGACATACATATATTTAACATGGTAGCAAAAAATATCAACTACTAGTTGATTTAACGTAATTGTAGATTACTATATTGGTAATAGATGGAACTACTTAAAAAATATATCGATGAGGTTGGTAAGGATTTAGTTCTCGACGACTTTAATATTAAGGAAGTATCTCTACGTTTACCTGCTAGGAAGCACTACTGGGTAGCTCAACTTATTAAGACTAAGATTGCTCGTAATAAAACGTTTGCTAAAAAACGAGAGTTGAAGAAAAATATTACTAGAGAGGTAATTGCTACCTCACCGGTAAAGCTTACTCAATCAGCAGCAGAGCAAGCAGCAGAGAGGCATGATACGCTTGCTGAGCTAAATGATAAGATAAGAGAGTTTGATGTTATTATTGAGTATCTAGAAAAAGTAGAAAAGGTAATGTCGCAAATGGGGTTCGATGTTAAGAATGCTATTGATATAATGAAGCTCGAGCAAATGTAATGATTTCATTTGATTATAAAAAAGCAACTGGTAAGACTCCTTGCAAGTTAGTAGTTAAGTGTACTGATAAAGAACTATTTGATCAGATACGTGAAAACTTTTCTGTGGAAAATACTGGCGCTAGATTTGCTAGAAGGTATTCTCGGTTTGCACCACAACGTAAGTATGTTATTACCCCGACCGGTAACTGCGAGTTGGGACTATACTGGTCAATTAGACAGTATCTAATTAAGAGTCAAATAAAAACCGACATCGAAGTATCTCCTGCTCTAACTAAAGCTATTAAAGTTGGTATTGATAAAGAAATGGTTAATGATTTTGAATTTACTCTTCGCGATTACCAAGAAGAGGTTATTAGAAAGGCTTTAAAACTTGGAACTGGTACATGTGTTCTCGGAACTGGTGCTGGTAAGACTTTTACTACAGCAGCTTTAATTGAGAACTTCTTTAGAGCAGCAGGTGATAGAGATACCTTTAAATGTCTTATGCTTGTACCAGATTTAGGACTTGTAACTCAAACGTACGAAGAGTTTTTAAATAGTGGAACTACATATAAACTTACTAAATGGACTGGTCAGACTAAACCCGACTTTACAGCTAATGTAATTATCGCTAACATCGGTATTATTCAAAGTAGATTTGAAGATAACGAATGGTTAAGACATATTGATCTACTTATTGTCGATGAGTGTCATAAGATATCAGCTGGTAACAAGATCTCAAAGATTGTTCAGCAAATAAGGACTCCTAATAAGTTTGGCTTTACTGGTACACTACCAGAGGATGACCTTAACAAGTGGTCCATTATTGGAAAGTTAGGTCCAGTTATTTACGAGAAATCTTCTTATGAGTTAAGACTTGAAGATCATTTAGCAAATGTAGTTGTTAAGATACTTAATATTAGTTATAACCCTGCACCACATTTCTCTGGTCCGAATGGTTATAGGGATGAACTTGAATACATTTATGAGAGTGAAAGAAGAAACTCGTTACTACAAAAACTAGTTGGTAAGTTAGATAACAACACCCTTATACTTGTTAACCATATTGCTCATGGAGAAGCTCTAGAAGAATACTTTAATAAGCTATCAAATAAAAAAGTTTATTTTATTAGAGGTTCTGTTGACGTGGAGGAAAGGGAGAAGATCAAAAAGATAATGGAACGAGAGACTAATGTTGTTTGTGTGGCTATTAGTGCAATCTTTTCTACAGGGGTTAACGTTAAGAACATTCACAATATTATATTTGCAGCAGGTGGTAAGTCGTTTATTCGAACTGTGCAATCAATTGGCCGTGGACTTCGTAAGCATGATGCAAAAGACAAGTTGGTTATTTTTGATATATGTGATCAGCTTAAGTATGGTCAAGCACATTGTGATAAGCGTAAGACTATCTATGATAAGGAGAAGATTAAATATACAGATGTACAACTTTAGTAGTTGATTTATCTTAAGTAGATAGTATAATTATTTAATAGTATGAGTAAAGAAGAGTATTACATTAAACCAAAGGAGTTCAAAGCGAGCTTACAGAAATATTATGACTCGGATATCTTAACTGACGACTTAGCTGAGAATATTAAGAAGATTGCTTATGGGTTGTCCTATAATGGTAGCTTCATTAACTACTCATATAAAGATGATATGATTGGAGACGCTCTTATTAAGATGTATTCGGCTCTCAAGCATAAGAAGTATAAGTTCGAGAATAATTCAAATCCATTTTCCTACTTTACTACTATTGCTTATCATGCTTTTATTAATCGCATTAAGAAAGAGAAAAAGCATCATCAAGCTATTACAAGCTATAAGGAGAAAGTATATGAAGAGTATATGGCAGATCCTAATAAC